CCGAGCACGGTTCCAGCAGTACCGGACCCCGCCAGTTCGACCTTGAAGGCCAGCTTGGCATGCAGATCGACCGGGATCGTCGGCTCGGCGCCCAGCTGGGGCCGCTCCAGCGCACGGTCAAGGTCCTGCCCTTCCATCGGCGACAGTTTGACGTCGATCGCCTGAATGGCATTCAACAGCGCGGTCGGGACCGAGTCGACGCCGTAGGTGGTTTCGATCTTGACGGCGAGGACTTTGCGTTTCCAGTAACGGGCCATTTAAGCCTCCTTTTCCGGGGTGTCAGGGGCGGACGCGGGCACCGGCTCGGCGACGATCGGGGCGGGGTCAGCATCGCGCACCAATTCGGTGCCGCTGATGATCCAGGCACCGCCTTCAGACGGCAGGGGCGGCGCGGGCGGGGGGACGGCATCTTGCATTATGCGAGCCTCAGTTGTTGCGGGATGGCGAATTCAAGGAGGTAGATCAGCGCCTCGGCATCGATGGCCGCGACCGACCCCCGCACCAGGCGGAAGTCGCCCACACCGGCGACAGGCGCCCAGCCGCAGAGCGTGCCGATGATGGCCGTGATGATCGGGTCCAGCGAGGTCAGCGCCTTCTGACCCTCGGGGTCATTGCCCCGGATCGTGACCATGACGTTGACGGTCTCTTCGTAGTCCTGAATGTAGGACCCGGCGGTATCCTCCCGCGAGCCGCCGCGCAGGGCACCCGGCAGCACATGGGCGCAGGGCGTCACCTGCGGCAGGGCATTGGCGCGGCGCAGCGCCATGTAATCGGCAGCGCCGTCGACCCTGCGCAGGACGGTCGTGCTCAGCGTCTGCAGGCGGGCTTTGACGGCAGCGACGGACAGCATGTCAGATGAACCCCGTCATGGTTTCCGGGGTGAAGGGCCGCTCGCGATCGGTGTACTGCACGCCCGATCCACCGTTGACCGGCATCTCGGCCCCGGCGATGCCCGGGATGCGGACAAGGCCCGAGGCAATGTCGCGCAGCATCTTCAGACTGCCGTCATAGTCGGCCTTGATCTTGTCCGAGGGGGCGAAGACGTGAAGGTTGTAGATCCAGACCTTCAGAACCAGATCGAGGACCAGCGCCGGAACTGTGCCCAGCGGCAGGGCATACCGCGCGCCCAGAAAGCCGTCGACGAGCGCCTCGGCATCGATCCGGCAGCGTTCGGTCACGGTCGTGTCGATCGTGCCGGTCGGCACGGCGGCGCGGTCGGTCAGGTCCACCAGAAAGGCGCTGCCGTAGCGGTCGGTAAGGTTCTGGAGTGTGGCATAAGCCATGGTTCAAACGTCCATTTAAGGGGTCGTTGGGAAGGGACGGCGACGCCCGCCCCTTCCCGGCTCCACCAGTTTCAACCCCCGGTGACGGGCGGACCGGGCGCAAAGGCAGCCCGGCCCTCTCGTTTATGGATCAGGGCGCAGGCTGTTCGGCTTGGGCCGGTTCGACTGCAGCTGGATCGACAGGCGCGGGATCAGGCGCAGGCGCATCCACCGGGCCCACATCAGCGGGCTTGGACTCGTCCGACGGCAGGACCAGTTCGGTCACGACGACCTTCAGTTCGGGGTCTTCCTGCAGCTCTTCGATCTCGTCCGCCGTCAGGGTCAGATCGGTAAACTCCTGCGGTTCGCCGATGAAGAACCGCGGCGTGCCGAAACGGCCCCGCCAGCGGCCCCGCTCGGGACCGGTGACAGTGATCAGGAGGGTCGGCACGGGAACGGGTTTCTTGGCCATCTGAGGCTCCTTTCGGTTCGACAAAAGGGGCGACGTCGCGCCGCCCCTTCAGGTGAAACCGACCGGATCAGGCCAGCCACGGCACCATCAGCACCTCGGCCGTGTCCTGCCATTCGTTGGTCGCACCCGAGGCTTGCTGGGCATTCTTGATGATCTGACGGCCAGCCTGCTCCAGGGACGGCGGAACCACCAGAAGATCGGGGACCAGACCCAAGGGACGGCCATAGTCGCCCTTCATGGACATGATCGCGGCGCGGGCGATGGCATAGTTGGCCGAGTTCAGGGTCTGCTTGGACCCCCAAGCCATCTGCCAGAAGCCGTAGCCCACGTTGTACCGGGCATCGACGCCATATTGGAACTGCCGCTCGGTGAAGACGTTGTCGTCGGTGATCCGGTCCTTGGACACGAACTCCGGCGTCTTGCGCGACTGGAACAGCAGGGGCTTGATCGGACGCTTGGTGCACAGAAGGAACCACGGCGTGCCCGAACCACCATCGGTGTTGGCGACAGTCGTCACGTTGTTCGAAACGTCCAGGACAGGGTGGACAGTGTCGAAGAAGTTCTGGCCGTCATAGCACTTGGACGAGAAGCCGTTCTTCAGCGCGTTGAAGGTCAGCAGTTCTTCGTTGCCGGTGGTCGAGGCCCCCATCTCCTGGAAGAGCGAGGTGTAGACGCCCAGATTGTCGTCCTCGATGTCGTAGCGATCGACGCCGATCGACAGTTCCCACGGCAGGTTGGCCAGCGTGTAGGACGATTCCGAGATGTTCTGGATCACACGTGCGCCGACCCACTGGCGCATCGACGGGATCTTACCCAACCAGCCATAGGTGCTTTGGGCATTCTGCGACGGAACGGTGGTGGCAACCCGGTCCTTCATCGACGGCGACATCGCCAGACCGTCTTTGAAGTTGCCGGCGAAAGTCACGCGCAGGGCATTGAGGGTGGAGGTATTGATGATCATCTCAGGGTCCTCAGTAAGCGCGGTTCAGGGCTTCATCGAAACGAACCCAGACGCCGTTCGCGTCCACGTCCTCGATGATGCCAGCAGGAGAGCGGGTCGACGTGCCGTTGGTACGAGCGACCGTCTGATCGTCGGCGATCCAGCACTTGGCCCCGATATCGGTGACCAGGCACAGGTCGGCGGCGAGGTTGGCCAGATAGGCCACGCCCGGACGCCAGTTGACGCTGATGGCGCCGTTCGCGCCGGCGGAGTTGTCGGCCAAGGTCTGGGCGATGCCCACCCCGAACGAGCCGGTGGCCGTGGCGCCCTTGATCAGGTAGCCGGCGGCATTGCGCATGATGATTGCGCCTTTGAAGATCTTGGTCGATGCGCCGACCAGGCCGGACCGCAGGTCCCCCTGTTTCAGCGGCGTGTTGCGGTCAGCGGTCAGTGCGGTCACAGGCGAGCCTCCTTCTCTTTGCGGTCAGCGGCCATCATGGCGGCGAAATCGGCGGGGCTGCGGCCCGTGGCCTTGGCGACAGCCAGTTCCTCGGCATTGAGGGACGTGACTTCGCCTTCGGTCTTGGGCGGCAGGTCGTTGGTGTGGGTCACACCCAGCGTCGGCAGACCGGCGATGATCGCCTCGGTGCCTGTCGGGTCGGACATGTGCATGGCGATGAAGCGGTCACGCGACGGCTTCACGCCCACGCGGCCCGCCTTGATGGCGTCATCGACGAAGGCCACGGACTGCGCCTTCTTGAAGGCCTTCAGGTCGGTCGTGACCTGCGCCAGTTCGGCCTGCAGCGCGGTGACTTCGGCAGGCAGGGCGCTGGTCTTGGCGCGGATCGCGTCGATCAGCGCGGGGGCCGCTGCACCCGGCAGGCCGATGATGGTGGCAATCTCGGTCAGCGAGGCTTGCGCCGCCTCGGCACAGGCTGCGTCTTCCACAGCCGGAATCGCGGCGAGGATATCAGCCTCGGTGGCGCCGGGGGGAAGCCCCAGCTTGGCGATCAACTGCTCCATGAGCGTCATGGGGGTCTCCTGATTGAGCGCGGTCAGATCGCGCAGGTTGGGGTAATTCACGAGGGCGGCATTCTTGATGCGCAGCACGGTGCCCTTGGCGTCGTGCACGACGACCGGGCTGATCCCGCGATAGGACTGATCGGCCAAAAGGGCGCGGCCTGCGGCGTTCCACTCAACCCGGCCCCAGATGCCATCGGCACGGGCCTGCATCGCGGTGATCCGGCCACGGGCGGGCGACGGCCCACCCTTGGGCGCTGCCAATTCAGAGGCGTGGTTTTCGTCGATGATCAACCCGCCGTCATTGCGGGGATCGGCGCTGAACGAGGCCGCGATGACAGCGGCGGCATCTGTTACATGATAAGGTCCTCGCCCGTCGAAGGTGCGCAGCTCGCCTTGCGTGGTCGGCAACAGATGAACCCAGTCCGGAACCTCAGCCGCTGCGGGCAGGTCCAGCGCGGCCATGGTCGCGGTCAGGTAAGGGGGGGCTGCTTTGCTCATGCCCCACTATCGCGGGCGGGGCGGGACCGAATAAGCCGCAACGGTTTGCGGGTTGGTCAGGTCAGGGCCGGTGAAGCCCGTCGATCAAGCCTGCGCCAGAGCGAGGCCTTTGGTCAAGGGTGCAGAATGCCTTCGATGTAGTCCGAGATCAGGTTGAGGATGTCCGTACGGTTGTCATCGGAGATGCCGAAAAACGGACGGGCGGGGATATCACCCCAGGGCGAAGATCCTTCGACTACCTTTCCCGATTCAGTGGTCCACCAATAGGCCCCCAGACTTCCTTTGCGCGCGCCGAATTGCATGGCGGCGGCATATGGTTCTGGCGAGGATACCATTGCGAAGTCCGGACCGTGTGAAGAGAAAAGGTTATCGTTCAGCTGACCACTGTAGCGCAGAACGCCGCCCCAGCTTTTAACGCCATCTGCCGTCTTCGCGCGGCGTTCGTATGCATTCAACGTGGTGGGTGAGCGGGGTGCCCAGGGCGTACCATCGGGAGCTTTCTGGTCTTTGAACCGCTGCTCGGTCTGATCCAACAGAAGATTTGCGACTCCGGACATCAAAGGCGTGAGATCAGTCAGCATCGCAGCTGCGCGAGCCAGCGCGCTGGTGACATCAGCATCCTTGAGTTCAATCGTGATCATGATTACATTTATCCTTGAGGTGACGACCACGGAAATTCGGAGTACGTGACACCGTCCCGACGCAAGTCGAACGCTAGTGAATGAGGGGAGTTCCGGCCCTCCGTCACCTCACCTCTCCCAAAATCAGTTCCAGCGTATCATTCGACAACCGGCGCAGTACTTCGGCAATGACGGGCCGATAGGCTGAAACGACCATGTTGGTAGTTAAGCTCCCATTCTCACCCTTCACACGATAGTCGAGCGAAACCGCAATTTGCGATTGTCCCTCCTGGGCGGACAGAATGTAGAGAAGGTTGCCGCTTTTCTTGTCAAGCAGGACGGCTAAAGGCTTTCTCAATCGCTCGGAGAGTTGCACCCAGTCGTTTGGTGACAGGGCATTTCCAGCGGCTTCATGTCTTGTTGCCTTTGGTCCCGCCAGCAGACCGGGTCTGACCTGCATATCAGCGGTCTGTGGACCGATACCCTTGGCAGCCAAGGAATCGATCACATCATGAGAAATCACGCCAATAAGGCCGGGCTTTGCACGACCACCAACGGTCAGGGTATCGTCCACCCATTTGATCCAAGCGGCATCGACCACTTGGGCAAGACTCATCCCGAGATCACTGCCCAATTCCGCCGGCAAGGTTTCGATCTTGGGCTGTACGATGTTCAAGGCATCCATCGCATCTTGCGCTCTGGACGTGATGTCCCCGGAAACCGACCCGCCGACCTTGTAGTTCCAGCCTTTGTCGATGCCGACTTGTGCCCCCGTCTTGGGATCAATCGCCTGCCAGCCATCTGGCAGCATTTTTGCAGGATCACCACCAGCGGCCTTGATACCGCGTTCGGAATAGGCCCCGCTCAGACGGCAGGTGCAGCCCCAGCCATTCGGAGGAGCGTGCGTTTCCCAGAAGGGATGGTCAGGCGGAAGCGCCACACCGTCCCAAGCCAAATGCTGTAAACGCGGCTCCACTGAGTTGCCGTGCTTGTAGATCCAGAACTTGTAGTTGGCCGCTCTGATCTGGGCCATGCGGCCGGCGGCGTAGCTGGTCGCCATGTTGGTGCGGTAGATCACCTTGGTCCGCCAGGCCTCGCCCTTCGGACTGCCCTCCCCCGTCCAGCCATGCCAGCCCCGATCCGTGACGATCTGCCGGAAGTCCTGCCGAAAGGTCTCGATGGATCGATGCTCGGCAATCGCCCGTTCAACGGCCTTGCCGAGGTCAGCCAGCAGATCTGCCTTCATCGCCCCGGCGACGACGAAAGCGCGGTCGTGTTCGGCCTTGACCAGATCATCCCAGGCAGCCGTTCCCACCTGGTTGGCCAGCCGCAGCCGCAGGGCTGCGATCTGCAGGTCGAAGGGCTTGGCGAAAGATGCCTTGATGTCAGCCACCTTCGGTCACCA